ATCGGCGGGTCTGCCTGCGAGGTAACATTTACTCCAGACTTCGTTGGGCAGAAGTTTTTCGTGACTATGACTGGGTACGCTGCCCTCAATACCACAACTATTCAATACGCATTTGTTCGCGTAACATTGACTAACGCAGCAGACGTATCTCAAGCGGACCTTGGTTTCGGGCGATCAGAGAATTTTGGAACTTCTGGTCGAGGCGGAACTGTGGCTTTCAGCTCCGTTTGGACAGCAGATACGACAAGCGTAAGAAAGATTAAGCTGTACGGGACTACGCAAACCACCAACGGACTAGTCCTAACACTTTCCTATTGGCAGCTAAATGTGATGGCTCTTGCCTAATGAAGTTGCTCAGCAAGTGCGCAGTATGCGCCAGCCCACTCGTCGACGTCATCAACCGAAAGATGACCGAGGGAATGCCGGACGTAAAGATCAGCGAGTGGCTAAAGGCCGAGAACTCGTACATCAGCCGGATCACCCTGGGGAACCACAAGCGCCAGCACCTTACCGACCAGCACATGAATGTTCGTAAAGAGGTAGCCAAGAAGGTGCAACAGGCAGTTAAGATCGAGTCTACAAGCAGCGACTTGGCCAAGCTTGTGAGCGGATACGTATTTAAGATGGTTGAAAACGGGGATCTCATGCCGACTCTGTCGGAGGGACTCCGGGCCCAGGAGATGCTGGACCGAAGAACAGAAAAGAACGCAGACCGTGGTCTCGCAGTCGCAATGGCTGGGATCTTGGGGGGCGGATCATATACTCTGATCGCAGAGGAGGTAGACGATGAACAAGGAACTTAAGGCAGTAGTGGCGTCCTGGGGGCGTTCATTCCTAGCCGCAGTAGTCGCCCAGCTGATCGTACTTGGGGACAGCGTTCTCGACCTTAACCGTGATGGCGTTCGCGCTCTCGTGGCCGCCGGTCTTGCAGCTGTTCTCCCCGTAGTGCTCCGCTGGCTTAATCCGAACGATGTTGCGTTCGGGAATAAGGGAGAGTAATCATGCCACATAAGCCAGGCCATAAACCGCCTGCAAAGAGAGACGTTGACGGGGCCTCCAAGGTGGAGCGTACCGGAAACGTAAAGCCGAGCACGCCTGGACAGAAGCGATACAGTAGCGGCGCTCCGGCTCGAGGCACCCAGACCCGCAAGGACATGCTTGCTGATATGCAGAAGCTTGTTAACTACGTGAAGACCGGTAAGTTCAAGAACTACAAGGATAAGCAGAAGGTCTGGGCGCAGATTGACAACTTCCGAGTAGCTCTTGGGACCTTGAAGGAAACCACACGCAAGTCTAAGAGCAACGCTACTGGCACTACAACCTACGCTGACGGCGCTATTAAGGTGCGCAAGGAAGCAGGATTTGATCGAGACTCAGGCCGCGGCGGTGGTCGTAAGTCTAGCCAGATGGCTGACGGAGGCGGTAAGTCTAAGCCAAAGCCAAAGCCAGGCAGCCCTAAGCCACGTCCAGTTTATGTTCAAGCTGGTAAGTCTATGGACTATGCTCCATTCGACTCAGCTCACCCAGAGAAGTCAAAGCGAACTGCAGCCCAGGTCTCTAAGGACAAGGTTGTTATGCCAGCTGAGAAGGCCAAGCAGGGCGAGTCACGTAAGGATTACATCCTTCGCAAGACTAAGGAAGGACTCGGCAAGGGCGGGACGCGTGGTCGATAATGCTTAAAAATAAAAAAGCGCCAAAGAGTCAGCCTGACCGAACTCCACCAGATCGATCAAAGGTTACGTATCAAGTTCCAAGGAAGAAAGGGCCTACTAGGTCTAGCCTTCCACTTACTAGAAATGTCACCGTAAAGACAGGAAGAGGTAGATAATGCCAGGTAAGAAGATGCCAGCGTTCCTTATGGATATGTATGCCAAGAAGGGCGCTAAGGGAAAGGCCAAGCCTAAGGGCAAGGGCAAGGTAGCAAAGGGGAAGAAGCTTCCTAAGGGCGGCAAGACTCTCTTCGGTACGAACAAAGCGGGTCAGCGTACCCCAGCCCAGCGTGGCTAAGACTCCAGCCTGGACTCGCAAGGAAGGTAAGAATCCTGCGGGTGGGCTAAATGCTAAGGGGCGTGCCTCCTACAAGGGTGGCACGCTCAAGGCTCCGGTTAAGTCCGGAGACAATCCGCGTCGTGCGTCGTTCCTGGCTCGCATGGGTAACATGCCCGGGCCGGAGCGGGACTCCAAAGGGCGACCGACGCGTCTCCTGCTCTCCCTTCAAGCGTGGGGGGCTAGTAGCAAAGCTGATGCTAAAGCTAAGGCTAAGGCAATCAGCTCTAAGAACAAAGGAAAGACTGCTTGAACATTAATGCTGAGATTGCCCAAGATCTAACCAGAGGTCGGACCGACATCGGTTTCTTCGCCTCTCGTTGGCTAGGTGTCAATCTCAATCCGGGCCAGTTGGCCTGGTTAGAAGGTATGGTTGCCCGTGATGAGACAGGATTCAGGCCTAAATACCTGACCACTGTATGCAGCGCTGGTAACCGGGCCGGTAAGACTTTAGGGATGGCTGTTGGAGTCCTGCACTCTGCCACCTACAAGCTGGGGCTTCGCCCCCCGACTAACGGGTCGATTGAAGACGCCGAGCGTTGGACTACCGAGCCTTACGAATGGTATCACATTGGTATCCAGCAGGAAACTGCTGAGTTGGTGCACAGGGAACTATCAATGCTTCTTCAGGGAAGCCACCCCGCCCAACGAGGTAGAGGATGTCCAATAGTGAAAGACATCGGACCGGTGTACAACTTCGAGAAGAAGTGGAGGGGTGAGTACCTCTGGATCAAAGTTGACCCAATCTTCGGGGGGGCCAACATCCACTTCAGAACCACCCAGGATAAGGCCAAGGCTCTCTTGGGTAAGGACATGAACGGCATCTCGTTCGACGAGGCGGCCTTTGAACCTCACCTTCTCATGATCTACCAAGAGGTTCTGAACCTACGACGACTATCTACAGGTGGCCAGTTGCACTTCATCGGCACACCTACTGAGGGTATCAACGACTACGCAGACCTGTGGGAGCTGGGAAACCCAGAGAACCAGGGGCGCGATTCCCAGTTCATGAGCTTCCGTCTGTCGACAAGAGACAACGTAGGGTTTGGTTTAAACTCAGAAACCTTCGAGTCCATTGTAAGGCAGCAGGCAGAGTACCTAATTCCACAGAACATCGACGGGTACTTCATCGAGGCCAGAGATGCCTACTTTAATGCGGACACGATTGACAAGTGCTTTGTAGACTTTGAGGAGGAGATTGCTCCGTCGAAGGGGCAAAGGTACTCCCAGGGGGTAGACCCTGGCATCTCATCAGACGCAACCTGGGCAGTCACACTCGACTACACGGAGCGTGCGCTGATGGTGGGAGTTAGGTGCCGGCGCAAGGTTGGCAAGCAGACAATCCCTGCAGTGGTCAACATGGTACGAGAGGGGCACCTACTTTACAACCAGGACGGGGCCTACTGCACGACAACTATTGACTCAACTGGATTCGGCGGGAAGCTATTCCGCCAGGAGTTCAGCATCATTAAGCCACTTAGAGACTACGACTTTGGTGGTACTAGGGCTAAGAAGCTAGAGCTTCTAGCAGACTTGAAGGCGGTAGTTGACCGTCAACAGCTAAGGCTCCCACGTAGGGGTGCTTGGATGGAGCTCCGGCGTCAGCTGCTGGGCTACAAGCTAGACGACAAGAAGCTGGAAACTGATGCTGTAATGGCACTGGCGTTGTCCGTGAGGCATGCGACCAGGAATCCTTCGAACCCGGTACAGAACCCGGTGTTCAGCTATTTTGGGGAGATGACAAATGGCCAAAGATAAACTGAAGATGACCTCTGGGTCGTTCGTGAATGGCAAGGAAGTTCCTTCCATGATCACGACCGACCCTAACGTCGTTACCAAAGAAAACATTCAAGGTATCAAGAAGGCTATTGATACCGCACGCAAAGAGATCCGCGGCGAGAAGACTACGATTGTCCAGTCGTCCGGTACCATTACCACAGAGGCTACACCAGCCGCCACTAAGGGCCGTAAGTCAGCCGCACTCCCCAGCGCGATTGCCAACGGCCGAAGCAAGAAGGCTGGCTCCGGGCGAACTATTAACGATGCAGTCATCTCAGGTGGCAAGGTCCGGGTTGCCAAGATCAACCCTAAGTTTGACCGACTACAGGCCCTCTCTGCTGAGCAGAAGCGCGGCATGTCTCTCGAGAAGCAGCGCCTTAACCAACTTGGTGAGGTAGCTGAGGACAACGAAGACTTCATGTTGGCACTGGAAGCCATGAACCGAAAGCAGATGGTTGAGCCTGAACAGAACCGCATGCGTGCCCTGTACCGCAGGTTTGACCATTACTACCACCCACAGACCTTTACCCTAGGCGGAGCAGATCACTGGGCAGAAGACCCAAGCGCTCGCCTTTCCGGTCGATCGCACGTATCGGTCAACCTTCATGCTTCGTACGTTCAGATCCCAGCATCACTGCAAGCAGTTACACCTGTTGTAAACTATGTACCAACGGGGCCAACAATGGAAGAGCGCGAGCAGGCGGCACGACGTGAGCGACTGTTCTACGCCTGGTGGGATGCAAACGACTTCGACCTTAAGCTAGAAGAGGCGACTCTTCTAAAGGCCCTTTACGGTAACACCGCGGCCAAGATCTACTACGACCCTATTAAGAAGATGCCTCGTGTGCAGATTGTTGACACCCCTGAGAACCTATACGTAGGCTATGGTACAAGCGATTACACTCGAGTGGACTGGGCCCTTTACAGCTACGGCCAATCCCCGCAGTCTGTCCTTGAGGACTGGGGGGTAGATGTAATCCCTGTCAACGACGGCAACAAGTGGTTCCCATACACATCGTCTAGCACCCATGACGACCCAATTGCTAGCATCTACCTTAACAGCTACCATCGAGACCCTATCCGGTACCAGAC